CCCGGCTGCGAATCCCCCAAAAAATCAAAAAGAAAAGTTTTAGCTTGCTAAATCTTGCTAAATCTTGCTAAATCTTGCTAAATCTTGCTAAATCTTAATTATAGGGATATATGCTCATATTTTGGCTTGTGAGAGCAGAGTTACCCAAGTTGGTAAACTTATAAGCAAAAGTTATTGCTGTTCTTAGAAACGAGAATATAGGCTTTAAACGATATAATCACATTTAAAAGAAAGGACAATATGCAAACACAAAACGGTGGCAGACCCACAATTTTACCTAAGATGTATGAAGAACCGCTATTTAGTCAAATCATTGATAAAATTGAATCAGGCTGTAATGATAGAGAGATCTACACCAGTTTGCATTGTTCGGCTAAAACTTTTAGAAAGTGGCGAGATGACAATATAAAGGCGTATGACGAAGCTAAAGCTATCGCTAGGGGAAATCTATTAGAACTAGCTGAAAGTGCCTTAGCGAGCAAACTGACGGTCAGAACGCTAAAGGAAACAGAAACAATATATGACGCTGACGGAAACGTTGAAAAAGTAAAGGTTAAAGAAAAAGAGCTGGATAAAGATAGCTTAGTAGCAATGATGGTTGCTAAGGCTGGTAACCCTGAACTTTATAACCCTACTGAATGGCGGAGATTGCAACAGGAAGAATCAAGCGCTCATGACCTTAAAGCTAAGATTGAAGAACTTGATGACTATAAGCTAAGTAAGTACGAAACGCCAAAAATTGAAGTTCCGAAAGGGTTTGAATGAATGTATTATTTAAATAAAATGTTGGAATACAACAAAGAAAATGGCATTATTATTAATAAATACATTCGCAAGACTATTCAGAAGCAAATACGTATTCATAACAAATATATTTATCGCTATGACCGTGTTACACAAGCTATTGAATGGATACAAGACAACTTCTATTTGACTACTGGTAACCTGATGAAAATCAAGCTACTACCGCCACAGCTTTGGTGGTACGAGTTAATGCTTGGCTATGATATGGTTGATGAAAAAGGCGTTCAGGTCAACCTAGTTAATGAAATTTTCCTTAATTTAGGGCGTGGCTCTGGTAAGTCAAGTTTAATGGCTACGCGCGTGCTTAACTGGATGATTTTAGGCGGACAATATGGTGGAGAGAGCTTAGTTATTGCATATGATAATACACAGGCTAGACACGTATTTGACCAAGTTAGGAATCAAACGGAAGCAAGTGATACATTAAGAGTGTACAATGAAAACAAGATTTTCAAGAGTACAAAACAAGGGCTAGAGTTTACTTCCTTTAAAACCACTTTCAAAAAGCAAACAAATGACACTTTGAGGGCGCAAGGTGGTAACAGTTCACTTAATATATTTGATGAAGTTCATACCTATGGCGAAGATATAACAGAATCAGTCAATAAAGGTTCACGTCAAAAACAAGATAACTGGCAAAGTATTTACATCACTTCTGGCGGACTTAAACGAGATGGGCTTTATGATAAACTTGTTGAACGCTTTAAATCAGAAGAAGAATTTTACAATGATAGGTCTTTTGGCTTGCTTTACATGCTAGAAAATCATGAGCAGGTCAAAGATAAGAAGAATTGGACTATGGCTTTACCGCTTATTGGTAACGTCCCTAAGTGGTCAGGAGTTATTGAAGAGTACGAACTTGCTCAAGGAGACCCAGCGTTACAGAATAAGTTCTTAGCGTTTAATATGGGCTTGCCTATGCAGGATACAGCTTACTACTTCACTCCACAAGATACTAAACTAACAGAATTCAATTTATCTGTATTTAATAAAAATAGAACTTATGTCGGAATTGACCTATCCTTAATTGGCGATTTAACCGCTGTGTCGTTCGTTTGTGAGTTAGAAGGTAAAACTTACAGCCACACGCTAACTTTCTCTGTACGGTCGCAATATGAGCAACTAGACACAGAACAGCAGGAAGTATGGACGGAATTTATTGACAGGGGCGAACTAATTTTACTAGATACGGAATATATCAATGTAAACGACTTAATACCGTATATTAATGATTTTAGAAGTAAGACAGGGTGCAGACTTAGAAAAGTAGGGTATGACCCAGCACGCTATGAAATTTTAAAAGGGTTGATTGAGCGTTACTTCTTTGATAAAGACGGAGATAACCAAAGAGCAATTCGACAAGGTTTCTCAATGAACGATTATATCAGGCTATTAAAATCTAAATTAGTCGAAAATAAACTTATCCATAACCAAAAAGTCATGCAATGGGCTTTAAATAATACTGCTGTTAAAATCGGACAAAGCGGGGACTATATGTATACAAAAAAACTTGAAAAAGATAAAATTGACCCTACTGTTGCCTTGACAATGGCTTTAGAAATGGCGGTGTCAGATGAAGTATAATGTTGACACGGTCAGAGAGAGTGGCTGGTACAATAAAAAAGAATGGTTGGCAGTCCGTGATTATGTTAGGCAACGTGATAAAATGACTTGCGTAAGATGTGGTGCATTCGGTGCTAAAAAATACGAAGTAGACCATATTATAGAGCTAACTTGGGAAAACCTTGATGATTGGAAAATAGCGCTGAACCCCGATAACCTACAACTCCTTTGTAAGTCTTGCCATAACAAGAAAACAGGCGAGTATAAACGAGGGAAGGGCGTGAGTTTATGGTAGAAAGGGGAAAAATTGAACTTATTCGGAAAAGTAGTATCATTTTCACGTGGAAAACTAAACAATGATACTCAAAGAGTTACAGCGTGGCAAAACGAAGCGGTAGAATATACAAGTGCCTTTGTGACTAACATTCATAATAAAATCGCTAATGAAATAACAAAAGTAGAATTTAATCATGTTAAATATAAAAAGTCTGATGTTGGTTCTGATACTTTGATTAGTATGGCAGGTTCTGATTTAGATGAGGTTCTAAACTGGAGTCCTAAGGGCGAACGCAATAGCATGGAGTTTTGGCAGAAAGTAATTAAAAAGTTGCTATGCACGCGCTATGTTGACCTGTACCCTATATTTGATAGTGAAACAGGAGACCTATTAGACCTACTATTTGCTAACGATAAAAAAGAATATAAACCTGAAGAATTAGTAAGGCTTATCAGTCCTTTTTATATCAATGAGGATACAAGTATTTTAGATAATGCTCTAGCTAGTATTCAAACTAAGCTGGAACAAGGTAAATTGCGTGGCTTATTGAAAATTAATGCCTTTCTTGATATTGATAATACACAAGAGTATCGAGAAAAAGCCATGTTGACCATTAAAAACTTGCAAGAGGGTTCGAGCTACAACGGTTTGACACCAATTGATAACAAGACGGAAATTGTAGAGCTTAAAAAAGATTATTCCGTTTTAAATAAAGATGAAATTGACCTTATTAAATCGGAACTTTTGACGAGTTACTTTATGAATGAAAATATTTTGCTTGGTACAGCTTCACAGGAACAGCAAATTTATTTTTATAATTCTACTATCATTCCTTTACTAATTCAACTTGAAAAGGAACTGACGTATAAACTGATTTCAACAAACCGCAGACGAGTAGTTAAAGGTAATTTATATTATGAACGCATAATTGTAGATAACCAGCTATTCAAGTTTGCAACTTTGAAAGAATTAATTGACTTGTATCACGAAAATATTAACGCTCCTATTTTTACACAGAATCAACTTCTTGTTAAAATGGGCGAGCAACCTATTGAGGGTGGAGATATTTATGTTTCAAACCTTAATGCGGTAGCTGTTAAAAACCTAAGTGACCTACAAGGCAGTAGAAAGGACGTAACAAGCACAGATGAAACTAATAACCAATAGTGCTGAAATTAAAGTAACCGAAAATGAGGACGGTTCTAAGTCGTTCCAAGGCATTGGGTCAGAAGTTGGAGTAGAGAATCTTAATGGTATTATCTTGACACCTAACTGTATCGAGTTCGCTAGAGAACGATATCCATTGCTATATGAACATGGTTCAGGCTCAAGCGAAGTCATTGGGGACGCAAAAGTTTATTATGATTTGGCTTCTAATAAATACCTGACTGACTTCACGCTTTACGACAATGCACCAAACATTAATAAGGCTGTGGAAAATGGCGCTTTTGATTCACTATCAATCGCCTATTACATCACAGATTATACTTTTGATGATAACGACGCTCTAGTTGTAAATAAAGCACAGTTTAAAGAGATTTCTCTTGTTTCAGTACCAGCAGACCCTAACGCAAAATTTATTCAAAATGCTTTAGGCGAAGAACTCACAGAAGAACGCAACAAAATTATTGAAAGCCGTAACGCTTTGAAAGAAATTGAGGATATCAAAAAGAAATATGAATAAACCTGATTTAATCGAAAAACAGAACCGCTTGGCAGAACTTAAAGAAAATAGCGTATCTTTAAAATCTCAAATTAGTGGCTTTGAAGTAAAAAACGCAATCGAAGACTTGCCAAAAGTACAAGAATTAGAAAAAACACTTTCAGAAAATTCAATTGAAATTATCAAAATTGAGAACGAACTTAACGCACAGGAAGAAAAACCAAAAGGAAAAGCAAAAATGACAAACTTTATTGAATCACAAAACGCTGTAACAGAATTTTTTGATGTATTGAAAAAGAACTCTGGAAAATCAGAAATTAAAAACGCTTGGAATGCAAAACTTGCTGAAAATGGTGTAACTATCACAGACAAAACTTTTGAGCTTCCACGTAAATTGGTTGAATCAATCAACACAGCATTGCTAAATACTAACCCAGTATTCAAAGTATTCCATGTTACAAATGTTGGTGCTTTGCTTGTATCACGCTCATTTGATTCAGATAATGAAGCCCAAGTCCACAAAGACGGACAAACAAAAACAGAGCAGGCAGCCACACTCACTATTGATACTCTTGAACCTGTAATGGTTTATAAATTGCAATCACTTGCTGAACGTGTCAAACGACTTCAAATGTCATATTCTGAACTTTACAACTTGATTGTAGCAGAACTTACACAAGCAATTGTAAATAAAATCGTTGACCTTGCTCTTGTTGAGGGAGACGGAACAAACGGTTTTAAATCAATTGACAAAGAAGCAGACGTCAAAAAAATCAAAAAGATTACTACAAAAGCTAAATCAGCTGGCAAAACTCCATTTGCTGACGCTATTGAAGAAGCGGTTGACTTTGTTCGCCCTACTGCTGGACGTCGTTATTTGATTGTTAAAGCGGAAGACCGCAAAGCCTTGTTAGATGAGCTACGTCAAGCGACCGCTAACGCTCATGTTCGTATTAAAAATGACGATACTGAAATTGCTTCTGAAGTTGGAGTAGATGAAATTATTGTCTACACAGGTTCAAAAGCACTCAAACCTACTGTATTGGTAGACCAAAAATATCACATTGATATGCAAGACCTTACTAAAGTTGATGCCTTTGAATGGAAAACTAATAGCAACATGATTTTGGTTGAAACACTAACAAGCGGACACGTTGAAACTCTTAACGCTGGTGCAGTAATTACAGTCTCATAAGAATAAAATGGAGGAAGTAAATGATAGATTATATTAAAGTCTATTGTGGTATTCCGATTTTAGTAACAGCTTATGATAGTAAACTCATCTTATTCCGTTCAATAGCTATTAAGTTGCTGGAAAAAAATGGTATTAAAGCTGACGAAACAAGCGTATTAGTTAAAGATTTTATTGCTTCTTATTGTCGGCTTAATATTGTTGATGAACCGGCTGAACAATGGCGAAATGCTGAAATGAAACGTTTGGCTTCTTTGCAAGAGTTAATGTATTATGGAGGTATTTGATGATATTTTCACAAGTAACATTGCAAGTGGAGACGACCGTTAAAAAGAAGAACGGTGCAGAAAAAAACGTTATAAAGCCTATCACTTTACCAGCAGTTAAACAGAGAATTAATCAGTCAAGACTTGATGAGTTTTCTATGATCGGACTAGGTAAAAATGTAAGGTATGAGCTTAACGGAATCGGAGAAATGGAAGACTTGATTTTCAACTATTTCTTAGATGAAAAAGGCGAAACTTTCAAGCGGACAACATGGGAAAGAAACCCTAAAAATAACAAGATGATTTTAGAAGGAGTCGTGAGTAACGGGATATGAATGAATTCGATTCTTATATAGATTGGTACAACAATTTACTTACAATGCCTTTAAATGACGTTATTTTAGGCGTTAAGGATACCATAGAGGACAAGACGGTATATTTATCACTTAGTGACTCAAAGGTGCTTAAAATGGATAATACGAGCTTTGTCATGGGTTACTATTATCAAGTTGTTTTATCTGTTAAAGATGTTGACGATGAACTTGTCGGATTAGTCGGAAATGTTTTGCAAAACGGTTGGAATATGACAAACTGGTCTGAAAACAGCCATTTGTACAACTATACTGGAACTGTTTATTTACCTTGTGGTGCAGGTGGTCAAGCATGGCAATGAATTTACTTAATACATCAAGCATAGCTAAAGAAATGCAAACTAAAGTAACAGAACGCATGGGCGATTGGTTTGAAGCAGAATTTAAAGCTAAAGCAAACAGTGCAAGTCGAAGAACTAGATTAATCAGAAGCCACGGTCATACCTATACTTATGCTAGATACCAAAATACTGGTCAATTGTCAGGAAACTTAAAGCAAGTTAAAAAAGGCGATAAAGTAGTAGTAAACGCAGGGACTAGAGCTAATTACACTAGCGGTTATCATGGCATGTATTTCTTAGTTGAAAAAAAAGGTATGCAAGACGTCAAAACAACATTGAAAAAAGGCGCTAATTATGCTAATTCAATGAAATTATAAAAGTAGAAAGTGGCTTAATTACATTTGATTGAAATTAACAATAATGGTATTTTTTAATGAGTTTAGATAATTTTAGAAATAGAACGATTATATGGGATACGGTTAATAAAGACTTCCCTCAACCAATACAAATAATGCAAGGCGATGTCAATGCTAGAACGTTGCTGATTAAAATAGTTGATAATGGAGTTGAAATTGATTTAACAGGTCATTCATTAAAACTTACATATCAATACACTAATAGTAGTAATTCTGGTTTTGTTATGATCCCTCCTAAGGACTTAGCTAAGGGAGAATTTATTTTGGTAATTCCTACCGAAATGACAGCGACAGGAGTTATTGAAGCGAACTTAATACTTCTCAATAAAGACAAAGAGCAAGTTATTGTCAGTAAGAATCTTACATTTATATCAGACAGTTCTACTGTTTCTGATTTAGCTCAAGAAATAAATAATAATATTGATGATTTTACGAAATTATTATTAGAAAAAATGCCACAAGTACTGCGTAGTGAGTTGAATGATTTACATGCTCAAACTGATTCAAACAAGAGCAATATTGAGCTTAAAGCAAATCTAGCTGATATGACTAGCTTACAAAGTGCAATGACAGAGCTAAAAAATGAAGTAGAAGCATTTGGTATTAGTCCTGAAAATTTAGTTACTATAAAATCGCTATTAGATGCAATCGCAAGTAACGCCAGTGAATCAGAAGTAGTTGAACTAATAAATTCAGTAAAGGTTTTAACAAGTAATATTTCTCTTATGGGTAACGGAGATTACTCCCCTAAGGCTAATCAAACAGATTTAGAAAGTTTACAGCATACTGTTAATGACCACTCGGCAGCCATTTCAACAAAAGCCAATCAAACGGATTTAGACAACTTACAGTCTACTGTTGATAAACAAGGTGTTTCAATTTCAAAAAAAGCTGAACAATCAGATTTATTAAGCACAATTCAAAATGTCGCAACTGCTCAAGAAACAGCAACTAAAGCTGAAAGTGAAGCCAAAAATGCAATGGCAAAGGCTACCGAAGCACAAGCGAACAGTTTACCGCTTACTGGTAATGCTGTCAGTGCAAGTAAACTGGCAACACCTAGAAAACTCGGAGTAAATCTTCAATCTTCGGCATTTCAAAACTTTGATGGTACTGCTGATGTAACTAATATCGGAGTTTCAGGTGTGCTTCCAATTGCAAATGGAGGTACGTCAACAAGTGACGGAGTTATAAATACAATAGCTTATTCCAACAGTGCAGACGGTAAGGACGGTTTCACAACTGTTTATCCTAATTTGAACTTGTTGACTAATACGAAAATCACTCAGGGAGATATCGATAGTAAAATTTGGGCTCCAATAGGTGCAAGTTCGTTATCAGTTAGTTCTAATAATGGAATTAAAGTAATTAACAATGGCGGAGTTATTGGCAGTCCAGGCGGTTTTTCTTACATAAAACCAACAAATGTAAATGCTGGCGATACTATCACACTTAGTTGTTATATAAAAAATACTGGAACGGTAGATATTAAAAACTTCTCAATTTCAATAGCATTCTACGGAAAATCTAGGTCATATCCTACTAAGGATAACCTTGTAATTCCAAATGACGGTAAACCATACTTTTTCAGTCTCACGACTATTGTTCCAAGTGGTTCCGATGTAGCGATTCCACGTTGGTTTGATGTAGCAACTGCTGTTAATGAAAAGCATATTTTTGAAGTTGATGAAATGAAACTAGAATCAGGCTCAACCGCCACTCCTTGGATGCCCTCAGCTAGTGAAGTTACAATTAATGATTATCCAAAGTATGTAGGGTTTAGTAATAGCATTAAACCAAATAAGAAAAGTTCTGATTACAAATGGTTACCAATGTGGTTAGTATCAATTGATAGGGCTACTGGCCTACTTAAGCCTGCGGTCATGGGTATAGATTATGCTCAAGCTCACCCAGTTGGCTCGGTAGTCACAAATACTTCAAGTTCATCATCAGGGTATTCTACCGGAACATGGGAAAACATCGGTTCAGCAGTAATTGGTTCAACAACAATATATTATTGGAAACGCACTGCATAAAAAATAAAAAGGAAAATAAAAAATGAAATTAGATTATAACTCACGCGAGATTTTCTTTGGTAATGAAGCTCTAATCGTAGCTGATATGTCAAAGGGAAGTAACGGAAAACCAGAGTTCACTAACCATAAAATTGTAACTGGTTTAGTATCAGTTGGCTCAATGGAAGACCAAGCGGAGACAAACAGCTATCCAGCTGATGACGTGCCAGACCATGGAGTGAAAAAAGGTGCTACCTTACTTCAAGGCGAAATGGTATTCATTCAAACAGACCAAGCGCTTAAAGAGGATATCTTAGGTCAACAAAGAACAGCAAATGGCTTAGGTTGGTCTCCTACTGGTAATTGGAAAACGAAATGCGTTCAGTATCTTATTAAAGGGCGCAAACGTGATAAAGTTACAGGAGAGTTTATTGACGGTTACCGTGTAGTCGTTTATCCAAATTTGAGACCAACAGCAGAAGCTACAAAAGAATCAGAAACAGATTCAGTAGACGGTGTAGACCCTATCCAATGGACTTTGGCAGTACAAGCGACTGATTCAGATATTTATTTGAATGGAAATAAAAAAGTCCCTGCTATTGAGTACGAAATTTGGGGAGAACAAGCAAAAGACTTTGCTAAGAAAATGGAAAGCGGACTGTTCATTATGCAACCTGACACAGTTCTAGCTGGTGCAATTACACTTGTAGCTCCTGTTATTCCTAATGTAACTACTGCTACAAAGGGTAATAATGACGGAACAATCGTAGTGCCTGCCACTTTGAAAGACTCTAAGGGTGGAACTGTAAAAGTAACATCAGTAATTAGAGACGATCACGGAAAAGTAGAAACCAACGGACACCTTGCGCCCGGTGTCCATATCGTAACGTTCTCCGCTGACGGTTATGAAGATGTTACCGCAGGAGTTTCAGTAACTGACCATTCATAAGACTACAAGCGCAACAACCTAAAAAATTAATTAAGTAAAGGAATATATACACAAAATGGCAAAACAATTAAGCACAGCACGTAAGTTTAAAATGATTACAGGTAAAGACCTTTTCCAGCAACAAAAGGCAATGGATACAGAGCTTAAAAAAGAAGACGGAGAAATTACTGATGTAATGGAGTTCGTTCAATATGGTCTATACTTGGCTCTTTTTCAAGATAACATTGTAAAAGCTAAAAGCGACTTCTCAGACTTCCGTTCTAGCTTTGAGTTCGATACTGACGGTAAAGGACTTAAAGAACTTGTCGAACTGTGGCAGAAAGAGATTTAATGAGCTGAAAGGACTGTAAATGATTTTAAAACATGCAATTAGATACTTAGAACTAACTGGTTCGGACTTTATTACAGATTTGAAAGACTTTGCAGACCTACAAAATTCTTTTGTCGCTGGGTATATTCCTGATGACTTTACAGAGCAAATGGAGAGCTTTACAGACAAGTTGTTGATACTTTGGGTAGATTGTAACGGAGGACTGCAAAACGCCTTAGACGATAAAACAGAGCTTCCTACAACTAACGAGTTAATCAATATCTTCTGTAAAACTGTTTTTATTAAAGAAAAAGAGGAAACGGAAGACGATATGGTCTTCTTTTCTTCTAGTTCATTGATTAAGAAAAAGAAAGATACTGTAAAGGAAAATAAAACTTTGGAACTTTTGACTGTTTTAGGCAATAATGAAATTGATATAACACAGTTCATGGAAATGGAACTAGAACTTGTTTATAAAATAATCGAACTTATTGCAGAGAAAAAGAAAGAGGAAAAAGAAAAAGAGAAAAGGCGTAAAAGAAAGGGTATGTAATGGCAAGTAATGCAACATTTGAGGTCGAGATATACGGTAATACAACGAAATTCGAGAACTCACTTAAAGGCGTTAATACCGCAATGTCAGGGCTTAGAGGAGAAGCTAAAAACTTACGTGAAGCTCTAAAACTTGACCCAACAAATACCGGTAAAATGGCGCAATTGCAAAAGAACTTACAAACGCAGTTGGGCTTATCACGTGACAAAGCAACAAAACTAAAAGAAGAACTTTCTACGGTTGACAAAAGCTCACCAGCAGGTCAAAAGAAATGGCTACAACTTACCAGAGATTTAGGCACAGCAGAAACGCAAGCTAATAGGCTAGAGGGCGAAATTAAGCAAGTCGAGGGTGCTATTAGTTCAGGCTCTTGGAACATTGACGCTAAAATGGACACTAAGGGCGTTAATAGCGGAATTGATGGCATGAAGTCACGATTTAGTGGCCTTAGAGAGATTGCTGTAGGTGTATTCAGGCAAATCGGTTCAAGTGCTGTTAGTGCTGTCGGTAATGGCTTAAAAGGCTGGGTATCTGACGCAATGGATACTCAAAAAGCCATGATTTCATTGCAAAATACAATGAAGTTCAAAGGCAATGGACAAGATTTTGACTATGTAAGCAAATCTATGCAAACACTTGCTAAAGATACAAATGCAAATACCGAAGATACTCTTAAACTTTCAACAACGTTCATTGGTTTAGGTGATACTGCTAAGTCGGCTGTTGGTAAAACAGAAGCATTAGTAAAAGCTAACCAAGCCTTTGGTGGTACTGGGGAAACACTTAAAGGTGTCGTTCAGGCTTACGGTCAAATGTCCGCAAGTGGGAAAGTTACAGCTGAAAACATCAATCAGCTAACAGATAATAACACAGCTCTTGGTTCAGCACTTAAATCAACCGTTATGGAAATGAACCCAGCTTTAAAACAGTATGGCTCGTTTGCAGAAGCTAGTGAAAATGGTGCAGTATCTGTTGAAATGCTAGACAAAGCAATGCAACAACTTGGTAAAGCGGGTGGTGGTGGAGTAACGACCATAAGCGACGCTTGGGATAGTTTTAATGAAACATTATCGCAAGCATTACTTCCTACACTTGATGCTTTAACTCCTATTATAAGTGCTTTGATTGATAAAATGAGCGGTTGGGGCGAAAGTGCTGGTAAAGCTATAGATAGCATAGTCAAGTATGTCAAAGAATTATGGGGAGCATTAGAAAAAAATGGTGCTTTAAGTTCTTTCTCTGAAATTTGGGACGGATTAAAATCAACTTTCGGTTCAGTTCTAAGTATAATCGGACAACTAATAGAATCATTTGCTGGTATAGATTCAAAAACTGGCGAAAGTGCAGGTTCTGTGGAGAACGTAAGTAAAACTATTGCTAGTTTGGCAAAAGGTTTAGCTGACGTCATAAAGAAAATTGCTAATTTTGCAAAGAAATTTAGTGAAAGTAAAGGAGCGGTTGATACTTTAAAATCGTCTTTAGTTGCCTTAACAGCAGGTTTTGTAGCTTTTAAAATCGGTTCTGGAATAGTTACTGCTATTGGTATTTTCCAAAAGTTACAAACAGCAATTAAAGCAGGAACAGGGGTAATGAAGGCTTTCAATGCTGTTATGGCTATAAACCCATTCGTAGCTCTTGGCATAGCGATCGCAGCGGTTGTTGCTGGTTTAGTTTATTTCTTCACTCAAACCGAAACAGGTAAAAAGGCTTGGGCTAGTTTTATAGACTTCTTGAAGAGTGCATGGGGCGGAATAGTTTCGTTCTTTAGCGGTATCGGACAATGGTTTGCTGATATATGGAACGGAGTAGTTGACGGAGCAAAAGGTATTTGGCAAGGCTTAGTTGATTGGTTTAGCGGAGTTGTGCAAGGTATTCAAAATATTTGGAACGGAATAACAACATTCTTTACTACCTTATGGACGACTGTTGTCACTGGAATTCAAACAGCATGGGCAGGGGTTACAGGTTTTTTCACAGGGCTGTGGGACGGAATAGCAAATGTTGTTACAACTGTATTTACAACCATTGCTTCTTTAGTGACAGGTGCTTATAACTGGTTTGTTACAACTTTCCAACCTTTAATTAGTTTTTATCAATCTATATTTAATCTAATCGGTTCGATAATTAACTTGGCATTCCAACTTATATTGGCTATAATTCGTGGCGCTTATCAATTAGTTATTGGCGCATGGCAAGGTATATCAGGTTTCTTTAGTGGAATATTTAATGCTGTTAGTTCAGTAGTTTCAACAGTATTCAGCGCAATTGGTAGCTTTGCTGTTTCAGCTTGGAATGTACTGGTTGGGGCATGGAATGCAGTAGCTGGCTTCTTTGGTGGTATATTCAACGCTGTAAGAGGTATCGTGTCATCAGTGTTCAGCGCAATCGGAAGTTTTGCTTCTAGCTCTTGGGGAGTTGTTCAGTCAATATGGAGTGCAGTAGCTGGTTTCTTTAGTGGCATATTCAACGCTGTTCGCGGTGTAGTAAGTGGAGTATTCAGTTCTCTTGGTGGCTTTGCTTCAAGCGCTTGGGGAGCAATTTCAGGTGTATTTAGTGGAGTTGGTAGCTTCTTTAGTGGAGTTTTCAATGGTGCTAGAAATGCAGTTAGTGGAGTATTCAGCGCCTTTGGTGGGTTCGCTTCTAATGCTTATAATGCAATAACAGGAGTATTCAGTGGGCTTGGTAGTTTCTTTAGCGGACTATTCGGCGGGATCAGTAGCACGATAAACAGCGTTCTAGGTGGTGTAACAAATACAATTAACAATATATCAGGAGCTATTAATGGTATCGCTGGAAAACTTGGCGGACTATTCAAAGGCTCTATGGTAGTGGGCTTAACAGATGTTAATTTATCTTCTAGCGGTTACGGTTTGAGTACGAACAGCGTATCAAGCGACAATAGAACATATAACACATTCAACGTACAAGGCGGTGCTGGTCAAGATGTTTCTAACTTAGCACGAGCAATCAGACGAGAATTTGAACTAGGGAGGGCTTAATGGTAAGACAGTACAAAATACATACCAACTTAGACGGAACGGACGACAAAGTTTGGGACGTTACAAATGGAAAAGTTAGATTTTACCAGCCCTCTAATTTAGGGTTACAATCAACTAATAATATTTGGCAAAGTCACGGTGTAGGAGTAATGGGAACACGCTCAATTACACAACCACAAATAGAATTCAAGTTGGAAACGTTTGGAGAAAGTTTGGAAGAAAACTATCAATTAATGAAAGACTTCGTAAACGATATTCTTAACCAAAAGTTCGTTACACTTGAATATCAAACAGAGATTTTTCAGGTATATGCCGATTTAGCTTTAGCAGATGTCACTAAAACAGAAGGCTACGGAAAAAACGGAACTTTCAGCGAAAAGATAACTTTTGATATAATTACAAAGTGGTACACTTACGAAAACTTAACTTTTGAAAAAATTCAAAATGGTCAAGTTCTTTCTGGTAAGTCTAAAATTTATGGAGGAACAGCACCAGTAAATTATAAATATATCAAAGGGACTTCTTACACTTATTATGGCGAAACAAATATAGATCGTTTAAGTCGCTGGGATATAAAAGATGAAATATTTAGTTTTATGGGGATATTATATCCGCAACTTCCTAAAACACCTACTGGGGTTAGATTTTTAGACGATATTGGAAATGAATATACTGCAATTGTATTTAAGACGGAAGAATTACAAGACTACATTTTAATCAATACAGATGTAAATGACGAAACTTATCAAGGTTGGAAGGGAACAACTGCTCTAAATTTATTCCCTGTAATGGACTTTGAGCGATACAGAACTCGTATAATTGAAAAAGGTCAAATGGAGCTAATCAATTTAAGTAAGGCAGAATTTAAAGTTAAAAGAAAGGCGGATTTCGTTTAATGTTAGAAGCTAATGTTTATGATAACTTTAACCCTAATTATTATAATATATCTGATTTTACTCTTCCTAACGGTAAAAAAGACAAAAGAGGGCTACCAATACCAAAGGCAAGATGTCAAGTTATTAACTATGAGTTATGGGAAACGGGTTATCTTTATACTTCATCGGCTACGTTGACCGTTTCGGTAGAAGTTGGGGATATTGTTCAAATTCTTTTTCCTGAAGTTGTTCCAGTCGAGGAAGCTCTAGGTCAAAAGAAAAAGTTAAACTTAGATATGGTCTATCTTGTTACGAGTGTAGATGAAAGCAATAAAGTCACGTTAAAGAACTATTTTTGGGCAATGATTGAAGGCCTTGATGTTCCGAACGCGATAACTAAAACGACAAATTCCGCTATCATTAATTATCTAATTGACCCTAATAAAAATAATTTAATGAGTTATGGTTATTTCTTTAATTCAAGTATTTTCGCTGGAAAGGCTACAATTAACCGAAAAGCGGAAACTTCATCAGCTCATGACGTAGCTAAAAGGATATTTTCTAAGGTTCAATTTCAACCGACAACAACTATTCAACACGCTTCGTCTGAAATAGACCCTAGAAACTTATTATTCATTAACTTCGCTTCTAGGAGCTGGAATAGAAATAGAATCACGACAAGGGTAGATATTAAACAAAGTGTAGCAATGGACACGGAAACAATAGTAGAACGTTCAGCTTATAATTTTGCTGTTGTGTTCGTTAAAAGCTCAAATGCAGATGACTACGCAGACCCTCCTAAAATGTATACAGCCAAAAATAACGGCGATATCATTGATTATAGCACTTATCACGGAGACGGAACAGACTTGCCAGAAGTGAGGACAGCTAAAACATTATTTTATGATAGAGATGACCATGGAAACCCTCCTGATATGTCTACTATTAAAGCTGAAATTTCACCATCTACGATCGTCACAAGGTTAATATTTAATCAAAACGAACTTTTCCCTTTGTATGTCAACGACTTAGTAGATATATGGTACGAAGGTAAACTGTATTCAGGATATATAGCAGACAGAGTTAAAACAGAGTTCAATGATAGACTTATTTTTGTAGAAAGTGGAGACAAACCAAATGTTATATGAGTATGTAGCTACTTATGGCGATAAATATAGAATAGATAGCTTCAAAGGTTACAGAGAGCTACGCAAAGACCACTTAGAACTTTTATCAGGTAAAGTATACTATAATAGCAAAAACACGCTTAGAATCGAAACCACGCTCTTGTATGAAGTCGGTCAATTTGTATCAATTGGTGGTTATCCTTATGGCGGTAGAAAATTTAGATTATTAGAGCTATCAATTACTGATAACCCAGTTTTGGATAAAGCAAAGATAATTTCAAGAAAGGTCAAAAATGACAATTAAAAACTTTACATTTTTCAGTCCAAATGGTACAGAGTTTCCAGTCGGTTCAAACAATGACGGAAAGCTATACATGATGTTGACTGGAATGGACTATGGAACAATTAGGCGAAAAGACTGGTCAAGCCCATTAAATACAGCCCTCAATGTACAATATACTAACACTTCAATTATTGCAGGCGGTAGATATTTTGAACTATTAAACGAAACAGTAGCTTTAAAACCTAATTCTGTAAACTATATTCATGCAAATATTGATTTAAGTCAAACAACACACCCTGTAAGTTTATCAGCAGAAAACTCAAACAATAGCAACAATGTTGATTTGAACAACAATTCAGGTGTACTAAAAGTAGTGATAGACATTAGAACGACAAACGGAACAGGAGTAATAAGCGACAAAACACCTGATAATGTAACATATTTAGACAAATTAAATACAAATAGCGCTAAAAACTCTTTTGGGGCGTTAGCTGGAGTTAATCTTTTAGACAATTGGTATGTTCAAGAAATGGCTGGTGGGTTATATAGACTTTCTAGAACTATCAATGTAAATCATGGAGTAGACCAACCTTGGGGTTCTTTATATATCTCAGCAGAAATAGGCATCCCTAGTTTACCGCGTGGCTTCTCTCAATCATACATATCCGTATCAATGTCAAACACATCTAACCTAATGTGGTGTTCTGTAACATCTAACAACGCTTTTAGGTTACTTACAGGGCGAAGTACAAGTGGTGCTGTACGTTCGGTATTAGTCGAAGTATTTGCGACAAAAACTTTATAAAATAGAAAGAAAAACAAAATGGTAACTAGAATGATTTTAATGACTATCTTAATTTTGGCGATTTTATTCGCTACGTGGGTAAAAGATAGAGAAGCAATGAACCCGCCTTTTAACCGTAGACTTGTAATTGACTTGACTGTTATCTTCTCACTGTGGGTTTTATACGCAGTCTTCTACTTTACACAAACACCCTCAACTTCTGATATTGCTAAAACTGTGATTAACGTAGCTTTGTTGTACTTTGTAGGTCAATTTATTTATTTGATTGCAAAAATCAGTCCTATGTTTGACGGTTTAGTTAAACTTATTAAAAAGAATGGTGTAAGTATTCCTGAAGCTGAAGAAGAACAAACGGAGGATAAAAAAGAATGAATATAACTAATGCTGGTGTGCGTGGTCATAACCCTACTGGGGTTATAATTCACAATGACGCAGGGTCAAACGGTGCTAACGCTGGCTTCTACAATGAATGGTTACCTACTCATGATCCAGAAAATGGCTTCGCTCATGTTTACATTGCTTCTGACGGACGTTTACAGGCTTCTGACTTCTCTAATATGGCATGGCATTGTGCTAACTCATACGGTAATGCAAATTATGCTAGTTGGGAAGTGTGCCAGTCAGAGGGAGACTTAAATCAGTTCTTGAGGAATGAACAAGCGGTACTAGATGACGTAGCTAAGTACATGAAACAATGGGGCTTAACTCCTAATCATGATACTGTGAAGCTACATCAAGAGCTTTCAAGCACAAGTTGCCCTAGACGTTCCGTAGAAGCTCACGGTGGCACTGTAGAGAGTTGTCGCTCGTACTTTATCGCAGAATTAAACAAACGCCTTACAGGGCAAACTGGTGGCACAGGTAATAATACACAAACAAACACAGAATTAGAGGACGACGAACTAATGAAATTTACTTACACTAATGGAGACGGAACTGTTTACTACTTTAATGGGGAAAAAGTTATCGCGCTTTCTCATGGAGACCAATGGAACATTATCAAACAAGTTTACAAAGATACAACAGGAAAAGACTTGAAACACTATACTTGGAGTAAACAAGTCCCTTGGCACGTTCGATTCATGCAAGCTAATGGTATTAAAAACGTAATTGTAGCAGACAAATAAAAAAAGGCCCTCACTTAATTGTGGGGGTTTCTTTTGTAAATAAAGATAATTACTCTCCTTTTTCATGGTTCAATTGCTTACCTGATTAATTGCTTCAATAATATTATTGCCAGCATTTATTAGAATTTCATCACTTACAGTTACATTCTTTCTTGAAAATAGTTCATTCTCAATCTTCATAAAGTGCATTGCTTTAGCTAAAAATTGAGCTGATGACTCATAATATAATGTTTCCAGTTCATCATCTGAAAGCTGTGTCAAATCATCATTAGCAAAAGTTGTAAGTTTTCGCTTAATCTCTTTGCCATTGTCGTCTTCTTCTACGTAAAATCTCTTCATTTATTCATTCCTTTAATTTCAAATTTTTCAATAATATACCTTTTAGAGCCAAGCTCAAATGTGATTAGATAATTATTAAAAGGGTCATTCTTGTTCAAGTCATTAGCAATCTTTCTAGCTGTTTGCTGTGGATATTTTGAACTATTAATCTCACTCGTATAATTGTGTAATATTATCTCATTGCCTCCCTTTGCATTTTACGCTTCAATCGTTGCTTATATAGATATTCTTTGCTTGGCTTCAAGCTATATAACAGCTCATCTAGTAAGTCCATAGCTTCTCCGCCTGTTCCTGAATTATTCATCTTTTTAAGTGTAAGCTCGTGCATTTCATCATCATTTAAAAACATAGTAAGATAAGGGAATGCTACGGTATGTGGTAAACTCAAGCGTGATTTAGTTGTATGTAACTTAGGCCATGTACCTGTCTCATCTTTAATTTTTAACTCAAGTTGATTCATTCCGATACCTTGCTCTTTTAGTACGCTAGTGATTCTTTCATATAATTCTTCGTTTGTCATTATGCTATAACCTCAATTATTTCTGTATGCTTTTTAACTTCATGTCTTTGTTCTTCTGGAAGCAATTCATTCCATTTTAAAGCCTCTTTTTTATTATAAAACTTACGTGATTTAATTTCTTTTTCCAATATCCAAGATACTGTGTAGTATGTAAATTCATCTTTCATTATCCAATTACTCCTGTCTTTATATTTAGTCTTTGTTGACTTGATAAGTGATATAAATTGCACCACTTACAGTGATAAGCTCTAACCGGTATTTTATCATTTTTGTTTTTCTTGCTCTTTTTAGCATGTTGGGCACTTACTATTGAATATAAAGCACCCATTTTTGTGTATTTGCGTTTTTTACACATATTATTCACTAGCTTTCTTAATCATTGCTTGCTTATAAGCCATAATCGTTCCGTCAAACATTAACTATTTTTAATTATTTTATTCCTTCCCAGCGTTCAAAATCATCAGCTAGTTCTTGTATAAAGCCCATAATATCGTCAGTAGTGTACTCTGTAAGCTCATTCTCGTTACTTAAGTTAGCTAGTTCTTTGGCATAGTCTAAAGCCTTGTTACGGTCTTTGTCGTAGCTTTCTCCCTCTTTCTTGCCAGCTCTTACTAGATACTTCAATACCTGCATTGTATACCACCCTACAAGCTCTTCATAGTTAAAATTATGCTTCAAGTATTCGTTAAGTTCCACACCGTATTCGTTGGCATAGTGCCGATTTTCTTTTAAGTTCATTAGATAATTCCTCCAAGCCATGTAATAAGCAACGTCGCAAGCATGCCTATCCAAGTGATAGCGATAAGTGTAAAGCCGACACCTGCAACTATCATTAAAGTTTTTACTGTATCTTTCATTTTGTTCTCCTCTATTTATAATTACATTCTATCAAATTGCTTTTCCTTTGTCAAGAATTAACTGTTCCTTGTCTTTCTAGTTTGGTAAAATTTATTCCAGTTTTCTATAAGTTCCAGCAACTTAGGTTCATCATATTCGGTAAATAGTTCAACCTGCATTGTAAACCAGCAATGTAAACAGCGATCGCAATTATAACAGACGTTCACGTATCCTCTGCAACCTTTGCAAACCCCTAAGCCGTCACTCGTTGGTACATCAAAGCAGTGGCAATATCTTTTGTCATTAAAGTATTTACTCATCTATTTACTTCCTTTAGTTTTAATCAGGTCAACTAATGCAAAAAAAGCATATAGTCCAATTCCGACTAGTGCTATTATAATAACTTTACCAATTATTGATTCAACATTCATTGTATCGCTCCTTTATTCTATATACTATTATAAGCTATTTCTTTTTATTTATCAAGCGATGAATGCAATAAACCACTAATAAAATAATTGTTATTATAAACAGCGGTGGGATAAATACAGTTACAGCAAACCAAACAATAGAAACTAAAGTGTAGATCATGATTTTAAGTATTAGTTTACCAGCAGGAGTTTCTTGAAAGGTTATATCCTCATCTAATGATGAATCATCTTCTGTTGAATTACCGTAAAATACTTTATCTTCATCTACTTCGTACTGGTTTCTACAATAATCACATTTACCGTTAGTTATTGAGTGACTTCCGCAGGTTTGGCATTCAATTAGTTCCATTGTTTTTACCTCTTTCATTTGTTTAAATCATTATATCAAAAAAACTCTAAGCTGTAAAGCCTAAAGTCTTATATGATGTTATTGTTCTTTCAATTTATTCTTGAACCAAACGATTCGTTCTTTGAACCAAGCGTCAACTCCTTCAGGACGTAGCCATTTACCTTGCTTCACACCGTTTTTTTCCATGAACTCAATCACTTTAGTTGGAGTTTCTAGGTCGTCCCACATAGTATATTGTTTTGCTGAATTGAATTTACTAAACATTTCAAGTGTTTCGATGTAGCTATCTTTCAGAAGTTCCGTATCAAGCAATTTTTGGGCTTTCTCAGCACGTTTAGCAAGTCGTTCGTTAGCTTGTTCCAGTTGCTCTTTTTGACGCTGTAAGCTCAAGTTATGATTGATGTAAGCAATTTGCTGTGCATGTCGTCCAAGTTTACCTTGAGTGTTAAGCTCGATTAGTTTAGCCATTCCCTCGTCAAGAATTTCATCAGGAACAAAGTTATATTTATATTTCTTATTTGTGTTACGCACATAGTTATCAAGCGTTTGTTTAATTTTAAGTTTTTTGTGTAATTCTCGTAGTGTTGTCAATTTAATACTCCTTCATATATTTTACCAAACTTCAAAGCATTAATCTTAACTAACTGCTTCAAGTCTGATATAAATTGCTGTTCTCCGTCAAAATCAAATGGCATTGATACGTTTTCCTTGATCCAAGTGAAAGCTCCGTCAAAGTCTTGTTTCAGTAAGCTCATTTTATCCACGATGTCGATAATTTGCTCTCTCTCTTCTGCTGTATACATGAAACCAACTTTCCACTAGAAAGGTAGATCTGATTCATCAACTTCAAGCGGTTCAGATTTTCCAAATAAGTCCTGTTTAGCTTGTGATTGACTGCTATTATCATTAGAGATAAATACTTTTTCAACTGTAGGGAAAACAAAGTTGTAGTTCACGTATTCGCCTGATTCCTTAGCTTGTACACGACCGCTTACTGTTACGGTGTCGCCTAATTGAATGAAGTCAGGTAAGAAAGCTGAACCGTACGCGACTTTTACATTAGATCCCTTTTCTTTTTCAAATAATGGGACTGAAATAATTTTCTTATCGCCTTTTGCTGTACTTACTGTACGTGTATTTTTTTCATTCGCTTGTGCTGTTACTGTGATGATTGCCATTTAATTATCCCCTTTTTTCTGCTTCTTGCTGTGCTACCCAACTCTTCATGATGTCGGTAATTTCTTTTTTAGTCTTATTTTTCAAGATGTCAATATTTTGGTATCCTAGTTGTTCAGCTCGTTTTATAAGTGGCTGAATTTCTCTAAGTCGTTGTTTTTCTGCAACTCTTCATGATGTCGGTAATTTCTTTTTTAGTCTTATTTTTCAAGATGTCAATATTTTGGTATCCTAGTTGTTCAGCTCGTTTTATAAGTGGCTGAATTTCTCTAAGTCGTTGTTTTTCTGCTTCCAGCTCTTTTTGCTCTTCTGTTAAGTCAGGGAGGTCTTCGCCTGAATATATGTATAAACCAAGTCCAAACATAGCTAAATTTTTAACTAAACAACGCATAATGGTTTTATTTACATCAAACATTGAAGCTGGTTCAACAGTTTTTTCTCCGAACTTAGTCTTATAAGTATAAGATTCAAACTTCATTGCCTTATTAGCTCCGTCCATTACTGGTAACCACATTTCATGTGTGATATCATCAACCGTAACAGAAGTGAATGCCATAATGCCTAAAGAATTATCATATAAATAAGGAACTAATTTCCCTTTACCGTCATCAAATTTTTTAATCTCGTAAGTAGCAGTAGGACAAACTTTTTTAAATTCAGCCCAAGCCCAAGACCAAGATAGATAACTTAGAGAAGTTTTACCTGTCTTTTTTTGTTCGACTTTACTATTTACATTAATTGCATTAAGTTGTTCAAATACGCTCATTTTTTTCTCTTTCTACAATGAAGACGTCGCCTTGTCTTGTAATTTCAATATTATATTTAAGCATAGGCAGGATCCAACCTTTACCCCAATAGTTCCACAAGTCATTTATTAAGCCATACAGGCACTCGTTAGGCCCAGCCCTATACTTTGTTTCATTCATCTCTTTGAGCTCTTTAGACAGCTTTCTGACGCCTCTAGCATAATGTTTGCTAGCTTTTTCTCTGGCTTTTAAACTTTTGTAGTTGCTTTTCATAAATGAACTTTCTAATATCTTCTTTTTGCTGCTTTTCCTCTTTATCAGACCAGCCAACCTTTTGACCTTTTCGCTTGCCGCTTTGGTAAACTCGTCTGTTATCTTCTGGAAAGCCATTTTTCTCAAAGTATATTCTAGCATATTCAAAATAATTTAAGCTGTTGATGTACTGCTGACTATCTTTTTTGTGATAATTGAGAGTCATTAATCGCCTTTCAGCTAGTGATTCAAAAGATGTTATCATTAGTTCTCCTTTATTTCTATATATACTATTATATCAAAATTATTTACTATTGTAAAGTATTAGATGATATTTTTTTATTTATTTCTGCTTTTAACTGCAATGCTCTAATCAATGCACGTTTAGAATAATCATTTTCGCAAGCGTTATGCAATTTCTTTGACTGTCTGACTAGAAATTCAGCACGATTTAGCCATACTTTGAAAAGTTCATCATTGTGCCATTCAGCTTTTATCATTTCGTCTAATGCACGATACAGCCAGCCATAAACCTCAGCATGCAAATTAATCGCCTTGTTTTCGTAATTGTTCATCTAGCGCTCTCTTTGTACTTTCTGCTATTTCTTTGCTTGGTGTAATTAAAATAGTTGTATCTCCATAACATGTTATAGTTGTTTCTAGTCCTGCTCTATATTTCATTACTACATAACTATCATTAGGAATATTTTTTTCTCTATTTTCTTCTGAAACTTTAATAACATACCACTTATCACTCATTTTCTGTTACCTTTCCTTGCTCTTTAGCTAAGTCTAAGAAAGCCTGTGCCGATTCTTTCGTCGTTTCTAATGGAGTTTCCCTTTTGACTTCTTCCACTAGTTCACTATCAGGTTCTTTTTTATCTTGTTCGATTGATGTAAAAGCTGAACCAACATATCCCCAAAGAATTTCATTATTGAAAGCAAAGTTTCTAGCAAATACTTTCATGATAGAATATCTGTTTTTAGTCTTACTATTAATTTTAGGCGACATAGTAAAGGCAATCTCATACCATGATGGAATTGTCGTAGCTCCCAATATATGGCTTGGAATGATGCGAAAATCACGCTCTGTCAAAGATTGTTCTCCGGACTGTTTTCTAGCATGCGCTACAATCATAAACGTAACATACTTATCGTGTTTCATATCTAAAGTGTTTCTAAGGTTTGTAATTCCTCTTAGGACTTCTGCCATTGGTTGGTTTGCATTGATTATCTCATTATCTTCTAACAAGTCTTTAAGAGGGTCTAAGATAACAAGTCCGATGTCTTTTTCTAGTATGAAGTTATATAGCTCTCTAAGCCCTACATTGTGCTTTTTCCCTTGGCTGTCATATTTCCATGTATCAAGTTTAAAAGCTCCGCCATGTAAGAAATATAAGTTATCAGGACTATCTCTTCTTGAACCTTTCAAGCGTTGATGTTCTGTCAGTCTGCTATTCTCGTTCTGAATAAATAACACGTTAGTTTTAGTTGTTTCTCTGCCAGCGAACGGCTCTCCAAGTGCCATGGCTTGTGCTAAGTCTTGCGCTAGTGAGGACTTCATACTCTTCTCACTACCTGTTATAAGACCAAGTGAACCTTTAGGCAAAATATCTTGTACATTCCAAAGCAAACCGCCTGAAAAGTCTTCTGATTCTTTAAGTTCTTTAGCTGTGCTTACTTTATCAAATAGGCTAGTCATTTATTTCTCCTTTAGTATATAATAGCAAAAAAGACTTGAAAAGTCAAGCCTTAAGTGCTATTTAATGCAATGTTTACATTTAGGGTTATCTACATGGATATATTCTTTTACAACTTCTTTTTTTAAACTTTTTATTCTAAGTTGTTCTTTTTTTAAGTCCATGCAGTGTGATATTGACCAGCCACAACCACTACATTTAATGCTTTTCAGTTTGTAAGGTTTGTGTTTTGTTGTATAACTCATCTATTTTCTCCTTTTCTTATACCATAGTATCAAATTATCTTACATTTGTCAAATATTAAATTCTATTCCGTGCTACTTTTTTATCTAGCCCTTAGCCCTTATCGTGTCGTATAATCCCAGCAAGTTAAAAGAAAAGACTACTTAATTTCAAAACTTTTCTATAAATAACTCTGTCAGACTTCTACGCGTCACGGAGTGTTTCTGTTCACGACACTCATGGAACTCATAATCTTTTATTTCATGCTACGCTCTAGGCTATTTGTAAAGTAATCACATTTTCAATTGAGTCTAGGTTTTAAGCAACTATCCTGACCCTCAAGCGTAAGATTATAAATGACTTTCGATATTTTCAACTTTATTCAATGTTGAATTCTCTACTTACATTAGTTACAAGTCATTCAGCAACTAACTATTTAATTAACTTAGATAATAATAACATAGACATTTTCACTTGTCAACTGTTATATACTTATATTTTAACATATTGCATTTTACACTTTGAGTTATCATGTGTTATGTAAATTATTCTAAGCCCTCTAATTCTCCTAGCTTTTTATCCAGTTCATATTGGATCACTGCTATTTGTTTGATTGCTGATTCTAATACTTCTACTTTTTTAATCAAAAATTCTTTATCTTCCATTTATTCTCCTATCTATTATATTTTAACATATTGCATTTTTCATAAAAAAAAGTATGACATTACAAAATATCAAATTAAATCAAACACTCCGGAATTCCTTTAGAAATCTTACAAACAAGAAAGACATTGTGCTTACTGATACCATACTTTACAAACAGGACACTCAATGCACTTAATTTCTGCCACTTCTAGTCAAATTCGGTCAAGCGTGAAACAAAAAGAACCCTAATGGGTTCAAATTATTTTTTTATTATTTCTTTTCCTCTTAAAAAACCACTTCTTTGAAATTGGTTTCTAACGCCAGTTGCTGACATTCCTAATTCTCTAGCTAATGCCGCCATTGAATTATAAACTTTTCCATCATATTCAACTTTATAACCGACTGATTTTGCTACGTTTTCTTGCGGTGTCAAGTATTGTAAGTTTTTTAGTGTATTATTGTTTTTATTTCCATCTATATGGTCTACTTGCATATCGCTTTTTCCTCTAAATGCTTCAATTATAACTCTATGTAAATATTCAGCCTTTCTATTTATGTTTACTTGTTTATAACCTCTATTTGTGACCCAAGGTTTAAGTTTTCTTACCTCTTTAGTTCCTATTATATAAACATCTCCGTTGTCGTAAACTACATATTTTTCTTTATATATTTTAAACATTTATTTATTTCCTCCTAAATCAAAATGTATTGCTGGCTGATTGTTCCATAGTTCTAATGTTTCCTTATCTACTTCTGGCTGATTCATGTATTCTCTGTTCATTCTAGCTCTTGTGTTATCTACTTTAATTTTAATACGCTTTTTGTATTCCTGCTGTCGTAAGTACATTAGATATTTATCTCTAGCCATAGTTACCTCCTATAAATAGTATAACATAAAATGCCTACAAAGTCAATCATAGCTTACATAACAGAGGATAACACTACTCCAAAAAGTGGATATGCTATAATAAATACAGAAGTTAAGAGAGGAAAGCAAATGACAGAAGAACAGCTACTATTTAAGCAAGAAACAATGTCAATGGTTGACTTTAACGAGTTCTTACTTAACGCTGTTGAATGTGGTTTGATTAATCTTGATACAGCTTTAATTTTTAAGGGAGAATAAAGAAATGAATAAAGAGCATATTTTAGCACAAAAAGAAGTATTGACTCCGATTGAGTACGAACACTATGTTAAACACTTATTTGATATTGGCGAACTAAGCAAAGAACTTTATATTGAATTGAGTTCTGATTTATGAGCAAAGCCTTAGCGATTGACTTTAGCACTTCTAATACTGGTTATGCGTTTCGCAATCCTTTAACAAATGAGTATGTAGTCGGTTCAATTGCAGGTGGCAAAAGTAAAGATCCTTTGGAACGTGCAAAACTAATTGCTGACGGTATAACAGAAGTCATTGAGCATTACAACTTATTTGACTACTTTATTTATATTGAAGAGCCTATCATCACATTCAAGTCTAAGGGTAACATCTCATTGATTAGAGCTAACGGTTCATTCTTAGGAGTCATGCGTAACCGTCATAACATTGGGTATGTTGATATACCAAATTCTAAATGGTGCGGTTATCATCTCATTAAAGGTAAAAGTGCAATGCGAAAAGTGCAAAGTATTGAGATACTCAAGAGCTATAACATAGTACCTGATGATGATATCAATGATGACCAAGCTGACGCGTTCTGTATCTTACTCTATGTAGAAAGTCAGGAGAATAAATAATGATTGTAATTAATATTGCCTTGATTATTCTTGGTATTTTATATGGTGTGGGTTCAGTTACCAACTTTAAGGAGTGGTATTATCGCCATGACTATCTAGCTATTGCATTGAGTGTGTTTACATCTATCTTATTGGTAGTGGCTGGAGTATTAAACGTGTTGAATTAAAATAGTAGGTGCGCTGATTGAGGGTGCTTAAATGTTATAGAGTTGACAGCCAAGCAGAGGGTACAAGGTAAATAACAGCCCTTTGCATATTACGAGCATAGTATAGTGGTAATACTACAGATTCCAAACCTGTAAACGTGGGTTCGATTCCTACTGTTCGTGTTCTCCTTTATTTTATTATATGTTAGTGAACCTTTAACGTAGCTGGCATATAATAACACATCATAGTATAATAGTATTGCAGCTCTGCAAAGAGAAGATGAGGGTGCGACTCCCTTTGTTGTGTTAGTGGTGTATAGTCCATAGAAGAAGTGCTAAGCTATTGCGCAGTACCTTGGCACAACTATACAAGACAGCTGTTAGAGTAATAAGGTGTACTGACGTGGTGTAGGGTTCGATTCCCTACTGCTCTATACGATAAGGGAGAAGCAAATGATTATATTATTATTTATTATTATGTTGTTCATCAGTCCACGTATAGCATTGTTGTTATTGTTGTTGGCTATCAACCCAGTGTTCGTATTGCTATGGCTATTAGTATGGCTTGCTATCAAGCTGTGAGCTAAGTAATAAAGTAATTTTTCCGTAGGTACCCGCCCCCATTAATCGCTATGTTAAGGAGATTTTCAGCACAAAGGACT